AATGGAGTTACCGTTTGAACCGAGAGATTATCAGTTTATTGCGGTAATGGAAGCGCTACACAGAACACGCGGTATCTTATTATCTCCAACTGGTTCTGGTAAATCGTTAATTATTTACATTCTTATCATGTATTGGTTGACACAACTAACAGATGGCGTTAGATATCCACACGCTGGTAGAGCTTTAGTTGTCGTACCTACCACTTCACTCGTTGAACAAATGTACGGCGACTTTATCTCTTACGGATCGCCAGAAGGTAGAATCCATAGAATTTATTCTGGTAAAGAAAAAACATTTGATAACGCTATCTGTATTACAACATGGCAGTCGATTTACAAATTACCAAAACAGTGGTATGATCAATTCGGCATGGTGATAGGCGATGAGTGCCATGGCTTTAAATCAAAATCACTTATGAATATTATGAACAAGGCAACGGAGGCTAAGTATCGATATGGCACGACTGGGACTTTGGATGGAACTCAAACTCATGAGCTTGTGCTTCAAGGACTTTTTGGAAAGACGTTTAAGGTTACCACTACCAAGTCTCTCCAAGAAAAAGGAACACTTGCAGAACTCAATATTAACAGGGTCGTTCTTGATCATTCGTCGGATGCCAGACGGGACTGTGAGCAGAAAGACTATCAGGGTGAAATAGAATATATAGTTACAAATGAAAAACGTAACAGGTTAATTAGCAATCTTGCTCTCGACCAAAAAGGTAATACACTAGTATTGTTTAATTTTGTAGAGAAACATGGGAAACCATTATTCGATTTGATTCAAGATAAAGCGGCCGAAGATCGTCGCGTATTTTTTGTATCAGGAAGTGTTGCAACATCAGACCGCGAAGCAATTCGTGGGATAGTGGAGAAACAGAAAAATGCTATCATCGTCGCATCTTTGGGTACTTTTAGTACCGGCATTAATATTCGGAATCTACATAACATTATTTTTGCGTCGCCTTCGAAAAGTCAGATCAGAGTTCTTCAAAGTATTGGACGAGGATTAAGAAAATCTGATAATAATGAACCAACTACACTTTACGACATTATAGATAATATTAGTACTGACACTAAAAAGAATTTTGCATGGCTTCATGGAAATGAACGACTTAAAATTTATGAAAAAGAAAAGTTCAATCATAAAACTTATAAGGTAGCGCTATGACATTCAAGCAGTTAAAATTTACCAATGGTGATGAGATTATTGCTGACGTAGTAGATGAAGAAAAATCACACATGGTTATACGAGCAGCGATGCGTATTGTCGAGTGTGAAAACCTAGAAGAAGGTTACAGCTATTTTGCTTTCAGACCTTTCATATCTTTTACTCAAGATGTCGAGGCACTACAGCTCGTGCATACTAATCAGTTAATCGTAGAAGCGATTCCATCAAAAAATATTATGAAGCATTACGCATCGGCCGTAAAACGCATGACCAAGTTTACTAAACTAGGTCAGACACTTGAAGATTTTGAGATGATGAGCGGAGAAGAGATGGAAAATATTATAGAACAGCTAGTTGAAGATGAAGTCCAAGAAGAGCTTAAAGAGCAAAAAGAACTTGGTGAAAACGTAATTGTATTCAAACCAAAGGACACGATGCACTAATGCCATACTTAAATCACAACATACCACCTTTCAGCGCTTACATACGAAACGAATACTTATACAATCATACCAAAGGGCATGGTGAATTTACGTTTGCTGATATTCATACGGTAAATTGTATGGAGCGTAGAGCGATACTATTCGAATGTTTACTACCTAATGGAGTAAACTGGACTCGAAGACCGATCAACGCTTTCGTATGGAAAAGAGACGCACCGCAATATCCACTTAACATTCATATGTACTGGGATTGTTTTAGTTCGTACGTTAACGTACAACGAAGAAACAGATTAGCCAACTGCCGAGCGGAACTTGTTGATTGGCATGGCGAAAAAAGAAAAGGCACCTATATGTTTACCATCGACTTTGGATGGGAAGACAAGGCTGCCATGTTAGATACAAACTTTAGTGAAGACCCTGAACATAAATGCGCACACATGTTTAGAATGGATGACGGTAACTTCTTTGCCTATCCTAACAATAGAACAATATGGTATGATGATGCGTTTATGGAAGAACGGCTAACTGGTAATCCAGGTTATCTTATTGACCAAAATTTTTATACTGTTGAAAATACACGTGAGGATACTATCACGGATGATAGTTACTTTACGCAATGGGAACAAGTAGGTGAGGATGTTTTTAACGTAGACGAGCAGAATCCTATAGGCGCGGTATCAAGGAAAAATAAGCAAGAATAGTGAAAGTATTTTACGATCACATTTATGGTAACACCACTAAGTATGACATCGTTTATGGATTAGCATTAGCTGAGGTTGAACCTGGTGAAGAAGATAAAGCGTTAGACTTAGGTTGGACGCCGATGGACGCTTTTTTTTATGTAACAGATAAGCAACTTTGGATTCAAGCAAGAACTACGCGTATTAGTCTACCTAACTTCAAGGTAAAACGTAAGCATAAAAGATACCTAAATACAGGTGTAACAGGCGAACACTATCAAGACACAAACCCGTGGCAGAAAGAATGTGATGAAGTATTCAAAAAATATTGTGATTATAGAGGCTATGATGATCACCATGACGCAGGTTTAATTGACAAGGAGTATGGTGACAAAGATTATTTCGTATACTGGAATGAAGGTAAGATAATTGCCTACACTAATCTAACAAGATACAATTGGAGTGTTGTGGCGGGTGAGTTCGCGTGGGACTATGAAAATCCTAAATTAGGTCTTGGAATATTCGCGCAGAACTTTGAATGCAAGACATACAAAGAACTAGACTACAAGTATTACTATTCATCTTACGCCTATGAGAAGGTATGCGAATACAAATCTTTTTATAACGGATTCGAATGGTGGACCGGCCGGGTTTGGAGTAGTGATAAAGACCAGTTTAAAGATTTACTCACAAAGGATAGTAACGTAGAAACCTTGGATGATTTGTACCATAGACATAAAGATTTCTATCGAGTATATCCCTCTCCCCAAATACCTTAATTTATTATACCACACAATGCACGGTTTGTACACAAAAATATTTTCATATGATTCGTAAAAATATATGTTTACATATGCAGTCTCACGTGATATAATTATATTCATAATGTAGGAGATTACATATGCGTCAAAAGAAAAAAAGTATTCATTACGTAAACAACGCCGACTTCTCACAAGCAGTGGTCGACTATGTTACCGTCGTAAATGAAGCGAAAAAGAAGAGCACGACCATTCCAAAAGTACCTAACTACGTAGCGCAATGCTTCTTACGTATAGCTGAGGGTTTATCACATAAGGGTAATTTTATTCGGTACACGTATCGTGAAGAAATGGTTATGGATGCGGTAGAAAATTGTTTGAAGGCAATCAACAATTATGATATTGCGGCTGCAACAAGAACCGGTAAACCAAATGCTTTTGCATACTTTACGCAAATTACTTGGTACGCATTCTTAAGACGCATTGCAAAAGAGAAGAAGCAACAAGATATTAAAATGAAATATATCGCCAACTCTGGTATCGAAGACTTCATGGTCAACGAAAATGGAGATACTACATCAGGGTTAGTGGCGGAAATGTTTGTTGATACACTCAAGACCAGAATCGATCGGGTTAAGTTTGTTGATACTGAAGTGAAGGAGTTAACTAAAATTGAAAAGAAGCGTAAGAAAAGAACTGTCTCGGCTGACTCGGATCTGTCTGAATTTTTATAAAACGCATGATGGAATTGAAATGTTTACGGTAGGCTCTTTGCTAGCCACTATCGCAGCATTCTATGTCTATTGCGTATGGAGTTACTTTAATTGAAGATAGCTGTATTGAACGACACCCACTGCGGTATTCGTAATTCATCTCAAATATTCTTAGACAACGCTGCAGAATTTTATTCTAAGGTGTTCTTTCCCGAGTGTGAAAAGCGTGGCATTACGCAGATACTTCATCTGGGTGATTACTACGATAACCGCAAGGTAGTAAACATTAAAGCGTTAAATCACAATCGTAAATGTTTTCTACAAGAAATGCGTAAGTATGGCATGACTATGGATATTGTTCCTGGTAATCATGATACGTATTTTAAGAATACAAACGACATGAATAGCTTAAAAGAGCTGCTCGGTCACTTTATGAACGAAGTTAACATTATCATGGAACCAACCGTTATGGAATACGGTGGTTTAAAGATTGCTATGTTACCATGGATTTGTATGGATAACTATGAAAAGTCTATGCATTTTATCAACGATTGTAAGGCAGACTGGTTAGGCGCACATCTTGAGTTAAACGGCTTTGAGATGATGCGTGGCGTAACTAACGTGCATGGCATGAGTAGAGAAATCTTTAATAAGTTTGAACTAGTTTTGACCGGCCATTATCATTGTGGATCAAGACAAGACAACATCTGGTATCTTGGTAGTCAAATGGAGTTCTTCTGGTCGGATGCACACGATAAAAAATACTTTCATGTGATCGATACTGAAACTCGTGAGATTGAAAAGATTCACAATCCGTACACTTTATACGAAAAAATTGTGTACAATGACCGTGAAACCGATTATAATAACTATAACGTCAAACATTTGGATAAAAAATTCGTAAAGATAGTTGTAGTTGAAAAGTCAGATTCTTTTACGTTTGATCGTTTCGTTGATCGGGTACAGAATCAAGATATTTTAGATTTGAAAATATCTGAAAACTTCAATGAGTTTATCGGCATGAATGTTGATGATGAAGGATTAGAAGTGGATGACACTCCACGGCTAATGGATGATTATGTTGATGGTGTTGAAACAGATCTAGATAA